TGCCTGTAGCATCAGCTGGAATAGTAGTTGTCCATGTAAATCGTTGCCATTTGGGGGTTAGAGTAATCTTTACAGGATCATGGTTAACATAGTCAAAGATACCACCTGCTCTTCTTGTATAAAACCTTGGATTTGAAAGGGTTATCTCTTCATCAGCTTTTAGGTAGATTGAAAAGGTAAGCGTCTGGCCTTGAAGTAATGTATATGGACTATAATCATAAAGATAAGATGCAGAACTTGTTCCAATACCCCACCAAACAACGCCATAGTCGGGATCATTAAAAGTTCCCTGACTTGCCCAATAACCAGTAGCTCCTGTGCTCCAATGACTCCAGGCCGTCCAATTCTGAGCAGCACTACCTTGTGTGGCTATTAAGTTTACGGTAGCTTCCTCAACCGCAACCCCTCCCCCAAAGTATCCGTCGGGCCTTAAGGTGGCTACATCATTTATTGGCTCTAGGCCAGAGGTAGCGTTAAGAGAACCATCGAAATGTAGAAGCATCTTTATATGAGAATCTACAACGCTTTGCCAATTTCCTATATTAAGTCTATCAGCAGTAATTTCACCTGCTCCTATGTGTTCAGCAAGGATTGTCCCGGCTTGTATAAGCCCTCCGTGTATAATCTTTCCAGACTGAGCTACAAAGACTTCATCTTTTTCACTATCATAAATAGCCATCATCCACTTGTTGGTATCTATAGTAGGTTTATCATTTGAGTGCTGGAACGTTGTTGGAGTGTTTTTGTCCCACCATATATACTTGTCTGTAGTGTTTCCAGTTTCAATAGTATATTCGTTGCTTCCATATGTAAGCACTCCCTCAGTCCACTCAACTCTTGAGTTTGTAGACCAAACAATGCCTTTTGTCATTGGTACATCAAGAGCATAATCTTTAAGACTTAGTGATTTGGGTCGTGCGCTATATGTTGCTCCTACGCTACCAGAACCAAAAGCATCCATTGCATATACACGGATATAGTAATCAACTTCAGAGTTGAGACCCAAAATTGTTAAAATTGTATTTTTAATGTTATTGTATTGTTTAACTGGTGGATTTTCTGTGTCGCAAACCACGACATAGGAAATTGCATCTGAATTACTATACCATGCAATTTCTAGACCATTAAGCACTGGCGTAATACTAGAAATGGTTACGGCACTAGGTTGAGGTTTTCCTACATTAAAGTATTTTACAGCACTTTGTCCTAGAGTATCATAAACAGTTAGCTTAAAATATCTTTGTCTTCTTGGTATAACAGCATCATCACTTTTATTCATTTCAAAAGTGTATCTGTACTGATTCTCAGCTATATTGTTAACTGTTCTTATTAAATTTTGGTAACTACTATCACTATAAACTTGAAGAGTTTGTCTATCTATACGAGTATTAGAATCTATTGACCATCTCATTATGAAATCACCAGAGGTGGTTACAATAGTTTCATCTATGGTTATTTTTATACCTGTATATGAATCACTTATAGAATCTGCGTTTGCAGAGTATTGTTTTGAGGTATCCCTAGCCTTTAGGTAGTATGTTCTGCCTGCTGCGACAGGGCTATAGTTCACAACCAAAGAACGTGTTCTTGTTACAAGATTAATGCTGCTACCAAAGTTTGTATCAGTCCTGATTTCATAAAAGTCTAGATCAGGATCAGGAATAGCGTTTATGACAAACTTGATAGCAGTTTTTCCAAAAACAGTATTTATATGATCGAAGGTTGCATCACTTGGAGGGCCATTCTTTCCTATTACTGTGTGAGTTACAATCTTACTCCACTGTCCCTGGCGGTTGTCAGTATAAACATATCGAAAACGAAGATCATAGGTTTCACCATCTTCAATATCTGTAATACTTACCTCTGTAGCGTTATCAGGGATAAGTGGGAGCGTTCTCCAAAATGCTCCACCGTTGACACGATACTGTCCCTCAATATGTTGAATCTTATGGAGGTCTCTGTTGCTGACATACTCGAAAGTAACAAGTATTCTAGATGCTAAGCTACCATCAGGCTGTCGAAGTAAAACGTTTGCATCTGATTGTACAGATTTTATGATCGGTACGTATGTTCCAAGCGGGCTTGAGATATGAGTGTTAAACTCTGGGATTGTGCCTGTATCAGAATTGTAAATAGCAGGCGAATAATCAACAAGCTCCAGTGTAGCCGAAAGATCCGGCCCAGGCTTTATGGATTTTACTAAGCATTCAACGCTATCTTCATTAACAACCCCGAAAGTACAGAGATCACCAACCTGTGGACCTGTAGAGGTTAATACAGGAGTGGTAAAATTAAGATCAGTTATATTACTCGCTAAGAAGGTTTGTAACTCAATAATGTTTGGCCCTACACCTGGGGTGTTAGTAAGATAAAGTCTCCAGTATCTATGAGCACCTTTCTCTGACCAGCGACAAAGATTCCAGCCTTTAGCAGAAGGAGAAAAGTTACTGTAAGCAATATACCAGTCAGTTCCATTGTCTGAAAACTCAACATTAAACACTCCGTTGTAGCCAGCCGATTGTAAGTACAAATAAAACGATCCATATGCTTTTGGTACATCAGAAGTTATTAATAGGTATGCGCCAGCTTTTGAGGTATTTGTGTTAAAGCCAACTGTTGAAAGGTTATTATCAACACATTGAACGGCGCTAAAGTTTCCTAAGCCATTATGCGAAAGCATGGAAGAAGTCGGATCTTCCTGCATTCCGGAGTAATCAGTAACCTCATGAACTTGGATAGAACCATCTGCTAAGCGAACTCGAAGAACATGAGTTTTTCCTTCACTAAAGGTTACAAAGTCGTTAAGAATGACTCCTGTTGTGTAAGAACCAGACGTTTTTAAAGCCTTTATCCTACCACTTCCAAGCCCCCATTTGGTAATATCGTGATTAACTCTAACAAGATCCCCTCTAGTACATCGAAGGTTTTCAACATCTGTCGTTATGGAATAAGTCTCGGGACGGAGCCTAAGCTGGGCAAGATGGTATCTTCCATGTTTCCATGCAAGTGATGGATGTGTGATTCCTGGAAGCTGAAGTTCTTCAAAGATAGTTGCATTTGCTTCTGTATATCCATCATCATAAACTATACGCTCATCAGTCAACCAATCTTTATTTTGATTAGGGAAGGTTACTCTAAAAGCGTGCGGAAGGTTTATAAATTTCTTGGTAGCGCTAAAATCTCGTGAATTGTCAGGCGTAAAAATTTGAGCAACTGTGGAACGTTCTTTATCTATGATAATTGAGATTTGTCCATCTTTATGTGTCATGGATGCTCTGCCAGCGGCAGCTATCAAGTTTGCAGTATCATAAACACTCTTTCTTCCGTCAAGGTACATATTAAAGGTGAAACCATTATCTTTACAATATTCATGCCATTCTTGAATCTCTTCAAGATTGAGTCTACTATCAGCTATAGCTTTTTTATTAAAAGGCCCTTGAAAAATTGCTCTAAAGAGATCTGCTGGATTATTAGTTGGTACAGGTTCTGTTGTCCACTTTTTTGTTGTAGCATTCCAGGACTTGAAAAGAGATGTTGCTATACAGTTAAAGTTTGAGATAACCCCATTTAAGTTATCTGATGCCTTTATACGCATCTCGAAAAATGAAAGACCAGCTTTTTGAACAGGCTTTACGTTTCTTATTGTACGAAGAGCTGTCCAAGTGATTTTATCTAAAATCCTTTCATTATTAGTATCTTCTGAGATTCGTGCTACAGAAACTTCATATTGTCCCCTACTAGGCAGAGCTATGTAAAATGTGCTTCGTATTGCAGATGTATCCTTTCCTCCCATAGTTCGTCTGTATGTTAAGGTGCCAGCATTTATATGTACAAACCATGATGGTGGATTAGTTGGTTCAGCACGGAGATTTGATGGGCTGACTGCTCGTAATTGACTATCTCTTAAATCTGTAATATTTGCAGCGGTAATAGCTGTATCTGTAGAAGCTAAGGAAATACCACAAATAGGAGCTACCCATTCTGGTAAGTTAGGGCATCTATTTTGGGCTCTGCCTGGTGTCTTACAACCAAAATAGACGCCTTCTGGATTAGATGATGTGGTAACAATCTCACCAGAAGTTTTGTTTATGCCTATTCTTGTATATGAATAGCCGGTTTCAGTTGTAAAACCAGTACCTTCAGGATCATAATGAACAAATGATGGTCCAGGTGATCTAACATATATATTAGCTTCTGGTATATCCTGTGTCGCATTACCTCTAGACCAGGTACTAGTTCCTACTTTTCTATATTTAATCTCAAGCTCGACAGCAATCCCTGATTTAGATCCATCATCATGAATCTGTACTAAACCATTTAAAGCTGAAAGATCTAAACTTAAAGCATCTGCATCAACTCCCGTAGTTCGTATATGAGGGCCTGTAGAATGTTCAAGTAAGATGCTTAAAGTTTCTTCCTCAATATCATTGGTAAACCACTTAAAGTTGTCAGTTTCAGGATTAAACTCGGGATAAAACTCAAAATCAACTCTAGTTTCTTGATTATCTCCTTCAACGACATTATAACTGTTTATGTCAGTATCACCTATTTTTGGATCTTCCATATGTATTGGCCCATAGCCAAGACAAAAAAGCAGTCGTAGGTATTGGTCATTACCAACTATTTCTGTATATGGTTGTGCTCCATAAGGAGGAAAGATTTTATGGCGTCCTAAAAGAAGAGGTACTGGTTGCCAATGGTTAACTGTGTTTTTTGCAGCCTCAAGACCAAAGCTGTGGCTTGATTCTGAAGCAATGCTATTGTCTCGCTCTGGCTTTGGCGGGGGGCAGATTGCATTTACAAGCATCATTCCACCATACATATAAGCGGCGGAGAAAGCCATAGAACCATACTGAACAAAAGCAGCTGAGCCTAAAAGCGAACCTAAAGGTTGTGCAGTAAGATAGCCAATACCTGGAAATGCGCCTGCTCCCCAGGAAATGGCAATAACAGCCATTGTAAGGACAACTCGAAGAACGTCTTTTCCTCCACCGCGTCCTGTTGGAACAGCTAGAACTTTTATTTGATCTCCAGGGGCAGGATAGAAAGTTTCCCAGTCCTCCCTAGGAATAGGAACATCATTTACAAGAATGATAGCGTCTGTGCCAGGGTAAAAGGTTATTCCTGTGGAATCTATAGTATCAATAAGATTTTTTCCAGCTAGGCCGTAGCCGAATATGGGAACTTTCTCGAAAGGATGACGCTTTGCTTCAACATTTATACCTTTATCTATGACCATAGGAAGATTTTTTATCATCTTATACCCTCTTTATAACGATAGAAACCTAGTACTCTGTGACGCCATTGAGCACTTGTGTAATTTTCAATAGTTGTGTTAGATCCCTTAAAGACATGTATCATTTTTCTCTTTTCAATGACAACACCAATATGCATGGGAAAACCCAAAATGCGAAGCAAAATTATATCAAATGGCTGCTCTTTTCCTGAAGGAATAGCTTCCCACTTCATTTTTTGAAACTCAATAATAGCGGCTATTTCTTCACGGGTTTCTGAAGTAGAATAAGAATCGGTAAAAGAAGGAAGGATTATTCCTAACTCTTCTTTGTATATATGCCTAGCAAGGCCCCAACAATCAAAACCTTTTTCTGTTCGGCCCTTGTCTGCATATTTTAAGCCTACGTATTTAGAAAAGACCTGGGAACTGTGAAGGCACAAAAGAATCTCCTTGTACCGGTTCTGTCAGAAAATCTTCAATGGAAATATCACCAGTTATTGTAAGAGCATTGTAATCAACTGTTACAAGTTTAAAACCCTCAAACGCTATCTCAATTACATCAGGATTACTGGCAAGAACCAGTTTAACATTTATTACTGGACTGGAAGTCATTCTACGAATCGCATCAGTAAGATCACGACTCACGTTACCTATTGTTATTTTTGCTTTTGAGACAGATTCTGCTACATCATCAGGCAGGGTTATATCAAAAGGATAGTAAACATAAAGATTTCCTCCACTGGTTATATCTCTTCCACCAGAGCAAACACGAATATCATCTGGAAGTGTTGGGTGTGAAATCTCTATAAGAAGAATAAAAACTTCTTCTGTTTGCTGTGAGAAAATAGCTTCTCGAAAGGTAACTGAACCTGTTCTCATGGTAAAATCTCCACTGTTAAGTTAACACTAAAGAATCCGCCTCCTATGGGAGTAACTTTAACAGGAGGGACAATGTTAAACTGAATAGGAGTTCCGTGAATAGGATGAGTCCAGTCTACAGGAAGTGCTCCTTCCGCAAGATCTACTTTGTAGAAAGTAGTAAAGTAGTCGAGTTCAGCTTTGGTAAAAATAAAAGGAAAAGTAGCTTTGCTGACATTAGCTTGAGTTCGTCTACGTACTTTAGGTGGACCTTTATCCATCTCTGTACGAAGAAGATTATCAGCAAAAGTTTCCTCATAACCACTTTCAATTGGTTCATCTGGAAGCGTAGAGGGCCAGTCAGGCATGTTACCTCCCTATCATAGCAGGTGTAAGACCATAAACATTACCAAGGACAGCCTTACCCTTTCCTGTCGCTAAAGACTGAGCTATTATGTTTTCAATAAATACGTCAATTCTTTCGCCTCCGTTACTGTTTGGAGAGCGTTTTACCTGAGTTCCTGGAGGAGCATTATGAATATGTACCTCGACTTTGCCAGAATCTTGGCCTAGAGGAGAAACTTTTTCAGGTCCCTTTTCACCAAGCTCATAAGCTTTTCCAGAGTAAAGTCCTATTCCGTAGACAGGCTCCTGGAGGATTCCACCATCTGCAAAACTAAGTTTAGGAAACCAGGAAGTTGCCATAAAAGCTTCTGCAATAGGCTTTGTTATGCTCATTCTTATAAGGATTCTGTTGAAGTCGCTAAGGATAGAAACAGCCATATCACGGAAGCTAATTTTTCCTGTTTCAGCCATCTTAACGATAGCATCCTCGATAGAAGTAAAAACATTTACAACAGCATCTTTGAAGGCTTCAAAAGTATTATACCTAGTGATTTCATCAAAAGCTGCTGCTGTTGCTTGTTTCCAGTTTCCAGTGCTTCTTGCGGTATCATTAATCGTGTTCTTGAAGTCGTTTAAGGCTTTTTGACCTTCTTTTGTTACTGGAGAAATATCAGATATTTTCTTTTTAAAGTCTTCAAATAATCTTTGAGCCTCAATATTATATTCTTTAGTCCCTTCACCATAAAGACGCTTCAATTTTTCAATGCTAGCTTCAAACTCTTCACTATATCTATTAATCTTAGCGATAGCGACATTGTCAAAAAGCCCATCTAAGTTTTCTTTAAGTTGTTCTGCTTTTTCTTGAAGATCAGCCATATGAAGACCTAAAGTCTCCATTAATATAAAATCTCCACTATCTGCGGCAATTAACCAAGCTTGTTGTATCTCTGCAAGTTGGTCATTTACATCGGCTAAGTTTTTTACGAGTTCCTTTTCAGCAGAATCATAAACCCTAAAGACGTTTTCAACATCACCACTTTTAGCGTAAGTTTGCAGATTTTTAAAAAGGCTTGTCTGTGCTTTATCCAACTCTTCAGCCATTTCTTTAGCTTCTGCAAGAGTATTAACAAAACGTAATCTGTCGTCTAACGCACCACTTTCTTTAAAAAGACGATTAGGATCAAAGACTTTGTTAAAAATGTCTACAATGCCCTCTAGCATGTTAGTGAAATTACCTAAAAAGTTTTCTTTGTAAGTATCAGCAAATTCTTTATCAACACCCCGAAGACCACTTCTGGAAGTCTCAAGAATGGACTTTGCTCTCATTGATTCAATTTCTAAAGACATCTTTTTTGCACTAACTTTAAGCATTGCCCATAAAGTCTTTAGTTTTTCTGAGCCACTTGCTGCATTCATAAATTGTTTTGAAAGTTCTTCATGAGCTTTTGCACTTAAAATTTCAGCATCAGTAAACTCTCTTATAGATTTTTTAGTTTTATCCATGTTGTCAGACATACCTTTAAATGCTGTTTGCATAAAAACAAAGCCAGAATATGCTGCAAGAATAGGAAGCGATATGGCTAAAAACCTTTTGGATAAGGTAAGAAGCCTAGGTAACAATGCTAAAAGAGTTTTATTTAATGACACAAAAGCTCCAGCAAGAAGCTTTGTTGCTCCAGTAGTTAAGGCTATGGCTTCATACATAAGAAAATACTTAACAACCTTTTTTGCGGTATCGCTGAAGTTATCGTAAACAGTTGCTAAAGCAGCAACACTTTTTATAATCTTTTCAAAAGCTGTAAGAACTAGGTCTAAAGCCTTTGCAAGAGTTTCCATAAGAACCGTCATTCTCATGAAGTCTTTATTATTCGCAAGATCCTTAAAGCCCTTGTTCCAGTCCATAGCATGTTGAGCAAACACACTCGCAAAAATATTACCTACACCTGCTTGCCTGCTTGCCTGCTGAACACTAACAGTAAGCACCCTACGAATGCTTTTCTCCCAAACAGCCATAGCTGCGCTAACATCAGTAGTCATGATAAGGTAGCGAATGTTTTTATAGTGTTCATGTACCTTATCAAGAATCTTTTCAAAAACTTCGGTGCTATTGGTCATTTTCTTTAAAGCATCAATTTCTTCATCCGAGATAATTCTGAAATTAAGCAAAGATCGCAAAAGAACATTGTTTGCTCTTTCAAAGCCAGTCATTAAGCCAGTTATTTCTGAACGAATCTGAGTTGCGGTGGAGCCTGTAGTTCTTGCGATAAGGATGGTGAAGTCAACGAAAGAAGCAAACTTCTCCATCATGTCACCACCAAGAACAACACCATGCTGATAAACTTCGTCTAGGGCTGTGCTAAGTTCTTGAATGGAAGAAACTGCGGTAATGCTAGCCTCAGCAAGGGCATCAACAGTTCCGGCAGAAGCTTTAAAAGCCCGCTGAAATTGTATCTGCCCTTGAGAGGCCATGACGGTGAACATAGCAAGTTTGGACTGAAGAGAAACAAGTTCACCGGAGTCTTTGATTGCTTGAACAATAGTCTCAGAGGTATGAGAAAGAAGGCTCTCGAAAGCATTCATTGCTCGATAAGCAACAGTAAATCCAATAGCGACTGCACCAAAACGTTGCCACCAAGCATCTAAGACACTGGAGTAGTCTCTAGCTGCTTTTACTCCTTGTCTTGTTTTTTCAGTGAAATCACCAAGGCCATTTGAAACTTTTTGCTGAGAAGCCGCGATCTTATTATTAGTATCAGCCATAGCTCCCATAGACATTTTATTAATGCTATTGTTGATCTCTTCTAGCGTATTGGCTATAGCTTTTAGGCTTGTATTAACTGCTTCAGCATTAGTTTCAAAGCGAAGTTCAAACTCGTTCATTTAAGCATCCTCATAGCTTTTGCAAGTTCCCTTTTATAAAAACCTTCTGTGTAATGCCCATGAACTTTTAACAAGCTTTCGAGTTCTTCCTTTCCAGCATCGTTAAACAGTAATGATAATGTTACCGTTTGCAATGCTCGTTGTCTTAAAGCTTCATTATAAAGAATCCTAAGTTTTGTTCTAGGAAACTTCATCGCCCTCTCAATGTCTATGTTTAAAACTGCCGCTACTGTTCCTGCTTCTTTAAGTTTCTCAATAGATGCTACTGAGAAACTTTTGGGAATAAATTTTCGTTAATCCAAGACATCATCTTTGAAAGAGCTACAACACCGTACTCTTTAAGAAGTTCAACATCACAGCCTATAAGCTTTGCGACAACCTCTCGCTGTTCCTTAATGCCTTTGTCTTCCAAGCTGGTAAGCATGTTCTGAACCTCTTCAGAAACATCTTTAACCACAAAGATCTTGTCCTTAATTTTGATTCTTACGGCTTCCTCGTTTAAAACTGCCTCAACATCAAATACTTTTTCAGACATTTTATTCCTCCATTCTTTTTTATAGCGCTTATTTACACTATCATGAGATAGTATAAATAAGCCCTGCATCATTTCTCTTGAAATGAAAAGTTACATCAAATGTTTGTTGAGTAAAAGTACCAAAACTTAAATTGTCAGGAAAGAAGAGTTTGCAGCTATAAAGTGTTATTACAAAGTTCTCTGTGATCCCTGTTATGGTGAGGTTGCCATAATCAGCAAATTGTAAACTGTCAATTATGTTGACAGTTGACGAAAGCGAGAAGAGTTTTAAAGTTCCAGTACCACCATAGCATCTACGCTGCATCTTTCCTGAGGAAAGTCCTACGTAAGAATGGTATAGGAGGGCAAGACTTCCACCCCCAGAAGTCTTGCCCAGGTTTTCGTAGAGGGTCATACCGTCCACATAGCCCACCCGGGCCACGCCGTCGCCCGAAGCGATGAGTGCATATGGACGGACTATCGAG